ATAGAATATAGGGTAAAACCCTGGGCCATCGTGCACACGGTTGACTATCCAACCGTATAATATATCGCCGCCGCCGTAGTTCCATGAAAATCCAATTGCTGACCCCGAGTAGCCAGATGGACCATTTTCATGGAATTTGACACCCTTCAGAGGTGCTTGAAGGGCACTGTATAACAGTCTTTCATGTAGTGGGTACACAAAATATGGCCTCACTTTGGTAGACAGCTTGGATAGCTCATAGTAGTCCTGCTTGTTTTTGAGGAGCACCGCCATGAGAGAAGGCCTCTTCCTCAAGAGACTAACTAGCTCACCATCCCCGACTGCATTCAGGATGAGAGAGCCTACCTCAACAGCTTGCGGGAATGCACCATCTTCATTTATCTTCCGATAATATGGCACACCCGCATGACTCGTGGTGCTCCACTTGAGCCCATAGTCATCTTTGATCTCCCTGAGCTTCTCGTCCAAAGATCCGCGATTGTACGAGACAGTCACATCTTTGTACTGTAGTACAGATGTCGCCCACTTGACACAGCGAACTACGTCAAGCTTGGGAGCCGGTGCCTCCGTCATCCCGTGCGAAATCCTGTACAAGAGTCCCTCCATCGTCCCAGAGGAACCGATCACATTCATACTCCCTTCAACTGCCGTCACAAATGCCTCTTCCTCAACATCTTTGTAAGCACCACGAGGAAATTGCTTAAAATGGTTGATTGCCTCGCCGTCCTTACCAAAATGAGCGAAAGTCATTTCATTGGTAGTGAAGCTCTTAAGCTGTTTCTGCTTATTAGAAACAGCCCTTGGGTCTAGAGGGTCTCTATTGAGCGCACCAATAGCCTCCATCAATCGCCGCTCACGGGGGCCCACCAAAGCGAGTTTGATGAGCTCCTGATCCATTTTCTTGACGATTGTTGGGATGACAGGCGGTTGGATCCTCTTCACCCGGTGTGTAATGTCATCGACCCCGGTTGGCGCGGCACCTTCGCCTCTCCCGGTTGACCGGGATGGACTAGGTGCAACCGAGAGACCCTTCGACATGCTCATCAGATCATCGTAAGAAAGCACAGAAGACTGTTGTTGTTCGTTTGATGCCATGATGTTGATAATGAAAGGTCAGCTGGAGGATTGCCCGCCTCCAGTCGGGTTGGTAAAAATACTGACACAATCGTCATCGCCAGCCTGCCAAGTAACGGACTGACTTGA